ATAGGCGACCTTAAAGATCACATGAGACTTGTTGGTGGCTACGAGATAGTTACGGAATTTGATGATTGGCGTTCCCCCATCACCATGCCACAGCGGGCCTCCCGCCTCCACCTGAAACTGACAGTGAGGCCGGAGAGGTTGTGGTGTTGTGATAATCCCCACGATGAAATACTAAAAGAAGGATGGCCGTTTATGGGGATAGATACCGGGATCCCATACAAAGATTTTTCAATCCTTTGGGACTCCATCTACTGCAAGAAATACCCGTCGTCGTCAAATCCTTACATATGGCGATACGGACTAGAGGAGGTGTGGAGGAGATGAGTGTAATGGAAAGTTTGAATATCACCAAAGAAGAGATTGTAAGTCATCCCGAAAGGGTAACGGAAAAACTGTTTTGTGTAGCTATATTAAATGAGGGTACAGACATAGCCGCCAGAATCTTATACAAGTTTCGCGAACTAAAAATGCGGCTCAATCAGGAGGCCACCGATGATTAACCGAGAGCTACATGAGGCGTTTGGGCATTGCTGTCCAGGTGGATCGAAAATTGATCCTGATGTTTTTGACGATGAGGGTATATGCAAGCTGTGTGGCGAGGAGGTGTGGAGGAGATGAAAGAGGTTACAGTCAAAGTCGAGAGCCTGACAATAGAAGAGTCAAAATCGGGGGAGGTTGAGCTTGTGTATATTCCCTCGCAGACGCAGGTTTTAGAAAAGGGCAAAAAGTATAAGTTTGACTTAGATCTAATGGTCAAGCCAGCTTAGGAGGTGATGATATGGATGAATTAAAGATTATATTTGTAAATGAATCGACAGGGCAAAGTATCATATCCGATTCCTTTACGTTTGGTTGCATCTTTGGAGGGTTCTTTGTTAATTACCATTACCTTGGAAACTCCGTAGTGTTTCAAATTCTATTTGCTGTGATGGCTCTTACACTTTCGTGCGGCAAGGTAAGTCCGAAAATCAAAAGGATGTCACCACGGGAGGCATTGAAATATCTGTCAGAAAAATATGGTCATGCTGTGGCTGATCCCGTGGAATAGGCGGCGGGAGGTAGGGGGAACCTCCCTTGGAGGGGTTGCCGCCGTTATAAAAAGCGCCGTAAAACTGCCTCCTTTAGGTAGCAGATATAAGGCGTGCCCTTTCAGTAAAATAGTCCTTGACATTTACGCAAAAGGCATATAGTGTATCATCATGCTTAAAAAGACTTTTAAATATCGCCTCTATCCAACGGCCAAACAAACCAAAGCATTGCAACTTTCCCTTGACGCTTGTCGCTGGGTATATAATAAAACACTTGAGACCAGAAAACAAGCCTGGGAAGAACGACAGGAATCTATTTCTCGCTATGATACGAGCAATCTTCTGACTGAGTGGAAAAAAGACAACCCCTCTCTTGCCAATGCTTACTCTCAATGTCTCCAAAATGTTACTATGAGAGTTGATCTTGCCTTCCGTTCTTTCTTTCGCAGAGTTAAGGCGGGTGAAAAGCCTGGTTACCCGAGGTTTAGAAGCTTTGACAGGTATGACAGTTTTACCTTCCCGCAAAGCGGATTCTCTCTCGTTGAGGATAGGCTTAAGATTTCCAAGGTTGGGGCTATTAGAATCAAGAGACATAGGAATATCGAGGGGGACATTAAAACCCTGACTATCCGGAGCACAAATGACAAGTGGTACGCCTGTTTTTCCTGTGAGGTCGAAACTAAATCGTTGCCTATTTCTGATAAGGTTGTCGGTATAGATGTTGGTCTTGCTTCCTTCGCCACATTCTCTAACGGTGAAAAGATAGGCAATCCCCGCTTCTTTAAGGCTGACCAGAAGAAACTTGCCAAAGCCCAAAGAAGACAGAGCAAGGCTAAGAAAGGCACTCCTGACAGACGGAAGCAACGCAAGAAAGTTTCTCGCATATATGAGAGGATTTCCAATAGAAGGACTGATTTTGCTCATAAGCTTTCTCGTAAAATCGTTAATAAATATCAAATCATTGCTTTTGAAAAGCTTAACATCAAAGACATGATGAGTAACCAAACCAAAGTTTTTGGTCACAAACTTAACAAAAGCATTGGCGACGTAGCTTGGAATCAATTTATGCAATTCACTACCTATAAAGCAGCATACGCTGATAGGCAAGTGGTTTTCGTGAATCCACGCAACACGAGCAAAATGTGTTCTCGGTGCGGGAGGTTGGTTGAAAAAACTTTGGCTGATCGTGTTCATCGTTGCTCCTGTGGTCTTGTTTTAGATAGAGACGAAAACGCCGCTATCAACATTTTGAGTGCTGGGCTGAGCACTCTGGGGCTTGCCCCTGGAAGCCGTCGTCTTTAGGCGACGGAGCAGTCACTTAAAACCCTTAGTTTTGTCGTAGCTTCGAGCAGCCGAATATCCTATAAATCCTACACCGAACGTCTGCCACATTATATCCGGGATAGCGACAAATCCAGCAGCAACATTAACATAAAACTGTTTCATTGCTTCTGGAAAGAAAATACCCATAAATGGTGCTATAATAACGAGACAGACCACAACAGCATAAAACAAATACATAAAACTGGGTCTAGCTCTGGATGTCCATTTGTCTTTACTAGACGCTTCGGCAACTAGGATGCTTACCCTCCCACTTTCTATGTTAGACTCTAATTCCTGTATCTTCAGTGCTAACTCAGCGGCTTTGTTTGCGTCAATCGGCTCTTTACCTGTAACAGCTGTTCGTAAATCTTTTGCTAGCGATCCTATTCCACTGAACAGCCCCCCCACGTCTAAATTTGCAAGAGATACTCCCATATCAACCTCCTCTTATTAAATCTCTATTTCTTGTTGCTCTGTTCGGAACCTGTCTGGCATAGTTAGAATCCATAAGTTCAAGAGCGGCCTTGTCAAAATCCTTATCTTTGATGGCCTGAATCATCTTCTTGAATCCCAAGAACCTAGGGCGGCCAATGTTGAATACCATGTCCGTCAAAGCCATCTTCCGGTTGAAGCTCAGATGTTCAAACTCCTCATAGTTAAACACCTTGCGAAGGTCGGTCAGGGCATCACTTATGTCCGAGTCTAACATTATTGTTGCCTCGTATTCACTAATACCTTTATCCTCGATGTTCCTACCATATCCGCAAGTAAGTTTTCCAGCCGTGCATTTATAAGGCATATGTCGCCCATCAACAATGTTACTTCCTTCGTTTTCCCTTATGTATGTTTTCATTTTTGCCCCCTATTTAAAGAAAAACCATTTTCCGGCTATCGCTGTCATTCCTCCAATAAATCCTCCAGCTAAGGAGAAGGCTTTGTCAACGTGTTTTCGCTTACTAAGGATTTTCTGTATTTCTTCAATGCCTATTTTAGTTTCACATAGGATTCGCCTGTTACCTGCTTGAATATCAAATAGAACTTCATTCTGAATACGAGGGTCTTCGATTGAAACGAACGTCTCTTTAGTAATTGGCATATCCATTATGAGCCTCCTAGCTCGCGCATTTTCATATCAAAGAGGTTTTCCCAATCAAAATTCATTCTCATTTACCTCTTTTCTTTTTTAATTCTTCTATTTTATCCTCTAATTTATCTTTAAATTCGCGTACTTCTCGATCCTTTCTCGGCATCTTTTAGCTAATTCAATTCTTTCGGCCTTCTTCATACTTACCCCTTACGTGCGTATTCCATTTTTTTGATTCGGACTTGGCACCTGTTCAGCAAAGGGCATGGTAAACCGCTCAGGAAAGAATGTCTGAGCAGTTGCCCTTGTAGTACTGAGCAAGTCGAAAGTATTTTAGTTAATTGAGAGTCCATTATTGTATTATCTCATAACCAAAAATATGATCAGCGGCCGCAACATTAGAAGAATCAGATGTCCTAACTGTAAAAGACGTATTAGATACCTTGCCACTAATATATAACCTCTGTGAACTACCCATTACACCTGCTGCCGCTGAATTTAATGGATAAATTATAATAGATGTATAAAAAGCATTAGCAGTTGGTTCGTCTATATTAGCATTATTCACTACCAGGCTACTGACATTATTCAGGATAAACGAACCCCTTAGACTGTCAACCTCAGACAATTTATTTCCTCTGCCATAAGTATGATATAACCCTGACTTACCAGTCTTCGCTACATTACCAGTTGTATAACACCCATTATTGAAAACTTCTATATAGTTATTATCTACTCCGGCCACATATAAAAAATAATCTATTTTTGCAGTTCCTTGATAATCTCTTGCTATATTTCCTGATATTGTAGAATATGTAACAGCAGATAGATAAAAGACACGAGCATTAGCATTTTCAGGATCACTAATAGTATTGTTGTTAAAATTGGACTTAGTAACATTTACTAAATAGAAAGATATCTTCGATGGCTTTATTATTTTATTATTAGACACATCGAAATCTATCATTTGATATGCAGCATTACTATGATAAACTGCTATAGCCGCCCTATTTACATCTGTCCCCCCAGCATTAGTAATAGTATTGTTTGTTATCTTTCCCCCAATACAATCTACGGTGGTATCTGCTGTACCTTGATACAATATGCCACTAAACACATCGTCATCAGTCCTCATCGTAATAACATTGGAGTCTATAATATTTCGATTGAACCCAACAGTATTGGCTACATTATCTGTTATGGCCATCGCATTATTACCGACATCATACATAACATTATTTGATATTATAGTATCACTGGCATCGTAAGCCGTGATTCCTCCCCGTGCGGCATTATATATAGTATTTCCATTTATTACATTCCTATCACCACCAAACTTTACTGCACAACCTTTTTGATCACTGACCGCTTGACTATAAGTTATAGTATTTCCTTCAAACAGAGAATCATTAACAGCAGTTACGTAAATGGCGTGCTCATGAATATCTGTAAATTGATTATCTAAAACAGATAGATGATCTGTAATGACCGTTGATCCATAGCATATAGCATTTCTGCATGAGCCGCCGGATGCTGAGGCATAAAATCTATTATTAGATATAATGTGATGATCGCCTCCATGAGCAGAAATGTAATAATGTTGCGGGGAAGTAGCATCTGCCACTAAAGGCCCGCCTGTGAAGGTACAATTAGTGATATGAATTTTTGATTTGTCTGGAATGTAGATTGCACGTTCAGGGGGATCAAAAAAAGTAATTCCATCGACTATTGCATCATTAGCAGCAATCTTCAATAGTCCGGGGATATTATCTGAAGTTGTCTCATTTACAACAAAAGTCCCAGGACCTTGCAACGTACCTGTGCCTCGCAACACAAATCCATCACCTGTTACATTAAAAATGTAAGGAGGATCTACTCCATTAGTTGAAGATGTACTCTTTATTGTGCCGTCAAGTTGAACCCTTACAGCCTGTGTAATAGCAACTGCATCTGTTAGTCCACTATCATTATTATATTTGTAATATCCCGCCCTATAAGGAATAATAACTTCACCTCCAGCTACAACAGAGGCAAATGCGGCTTTTATAGCATCTGTATTATCAGTTGTACCGCTGTCCGATACAGCCCCGAACCATAGAATATTTGATGCCTTTAATCCAGCTATACTCCCACCCCCACTAAACACCTGATAAAGCCCAGCAGAGAAAGGGCTGTTGATGGTGAGGGTTTTTCCCGCACCAATGGAAAGAATTGCGCCTTTCTCTATTACCACATTGATATTAGAGGGAATTGTCTCATCCGTGGAAAAGGTGTAAGTTGTGGTTGCAGCACCTGAATTGTGGCGAAAGATCAGAGTTGCTGAGTTGGTAGAGATGGTGTCTATGTATGCTTTAGCTGATTTACCATCACCTGTTGCACCTTGATCTGTTTCGCTGTGATCTGGATAATAAGCATCTGGGTTCATGGCTGATGCGCCAGCAGCCTCGGCATATCCCTGGGCATTAGCGATTTCATCCGCGGTCGGCCCCATTTCAAGGCCATCACCAGCACTATTTACGATTATTACCTTATCGGCCGTTAAATCTTCTATCTCAACCCCTGATTCGGATGAAGAAGCCTTGAAGGTTATCGCTCTGCCTAATTTCTCATCATGCTGCTGCGCTATCTTGGTCAGCTTGTCTGACATTGTTTCAATAGCTTCAGATAAATACGTACCTCCATAAATTAAATCCGTATCCTGTTCTAAATCCATGTCAAGGCAGATAAAGATTTTGTAATCTGAAGAATATGTCGCAACCGTTGTAACCTTGCCCCCACTGGACAGAGACCCCGTGACAGCGTAATGCGTAGTCTCGGTCAAAACTGTCTCAGCTCCGGTAGCTACGGTAATGAGTATCACCTTTACATCAGAGGTCTGGAAAACCTTGAAGGGAAAGTCGAACTCGGTTAAAACTCCATTACAGGAAAAAGTTACGTTATTTGTTTCAGCTGATACTGTCATTTTATTTCCTCTTTAGTGATTTACATTTAAGATAATCCATCTTTGGTATCACCTTTTTAATGGTTGCAATTTTATCTCCCATATTTTTTGTCTCATAATCCTTTGGAAGCCCGACTGTAACCGCTTTCGTAGGCCATGCCGGTCTTGAGTTCTCGTCTATCTCATATTCTTCCATGATTACTTCAAGCAGGTCTTTGTCTGGTTCATCCTCGCCACGCTCGCCCATCTTTTTCATAGCTTCAACTTCTTCATGTGAGGGATTGATGACAATTATCTCCTGTGTTTCAGGGTCGTAGTTGCCGAACGGATGCGGAACCAGAAGTGGCTTTCCACCATTTCCGAAGCACGGATGGTCAGGAGCTTGGTACATCGAAATAATTGTTCCCTTTGGTCTTGTGTATGGAAGGGGATCGCCGTCAACATCTTTCCCTATGATTTCTTCGTCGTACTTTGTTCTCAGAATGAATATCCAGAAGACTTCTCCTGAAGAGGTTACATATCGCTGTTGTGCGTATGCTGTTCCAGCGGTAGCACTAAAGGAGATTCTTGTGGCATAAGAACGAATAGTATCCGAGTAGGCGATATAAGCGGCTATCCTCTCGGTTGTTTTTATTTGAGGATAAAACCCGTATTCGCCACCCGGGAGAGTGTAACGTGCGGTTCCCGATCCTGGCGAACCGCTGACACTCCCTTGACTTGTTTTAAGTTTGGCTTGGGTGACACTAGCGTCAGAAGGAGTCATTTGTTGGTTCCCAGCCGCTGCCTGTGCCGCTCCTGTGCCGAGTGTTCTTAATCCTGCTGTAGCTGCTGCGGGGTCTTTGAGGGCATCAACACACATATCGCCTGTGATTTCGGTGTTCGCTACAATCTTCCAACCTGTCCCGTCAACAACGTACCATGCGATACTGTTTTCCAGTCTTAAAAAGTGTGAATTCTCCCCATCTATCTTCTCTGCCCCGTCAGGAGTGGATTCAACATAGTTAGAACCGGAGTCAACTTTCTTTATTCCAACTGTGAATCCGTTCCATACATCTCCCACAGCCGGGAGTGCGATTGCTATGTTAATCGTTGTAGCATCCGCCAGAATCAACTTTCCGTCATCAGCTGCTAAGACCTCATACGCTGCGGTTTTTGCCGCTACAACGGTGTTCAGCGGCGTTTGAAGGGTCTTCCTTGCAGTGTATGCGTTGGCATCGTCTATCAGTGTCTTGATGAAGGCACTCAAACCAAGAGTCCCTAAAGCCGCCGCAGCGTTCACATCGTCCAGAAGAGTCTTTGCCCAGTCGCTTACTGTAAGGGCCGTTGTATCCACACTGACCGCCCACCCCAGGGTCTCAGCATCAGCGGCGTATAAATATCTCCCGGCGATAAGATCGGGAATTGTCAACCCGGAAAGCTCAGAGGCTGTACTTAAAACTACTGACCGGTTGATCGCATCGTTTAATTGTTGACAGATTTTTGTTAGCCGATCAGCCATTCTTTCAATGTCCTGCGTTGAATATGTCCCGCCATAAACAAGGTCTATCTCTTGCACCAGATCAAGATCAAGCTCAATGGTAATTGTGTAACCGGTAGCCCACGCATAGGGACCCATAGACCCGTCAACTTCTTTTACCGTTGTAACTGTGCCACCGGAGGCAAATGCGCCGTTCTCTCCGGCAACAGTGTAATCGGTTGTAATAGTCAATACAGTGGGTGTCCCGCCCGAATCGGTTACAGTAACCTTCAAATCACCTTCAGCAAATATCTTGAACGAGAAGGCAAAATCGGTAAGGACTCCGTTACATGAATATGTCACTCTGTTTGTTTCTGCTGCTATGGTCATTTTGTAGCCTCCATTATAGCCAAGACGGGAACAATCCCACGTGTCTTAATATTTCTATAACCCATACAGTAAAAGGAAAAGCAAGAGCCATAATAATCCAAAAGAATAAAACTGTGATTAGTTTAGTCATTATTGCTCTCCATTATTTCACTGAGTTTCATTTCAAAGATGGCCTTATCCAACAAATCTATCCCAATTTTTCTATCAAGTTGTTCCTTTTGTATTCTCTTGATTGTCCTCTTTGCTCTCTCAAGGTCTGCGATATTTTCTGTTTCTGATAATTTTTCTATCGCTTGGGTTAGGGTTTCAATCCCTTCGTTGTATTCCTTGGTTGATTCTGCTTTCAATGAAGTCAATCCAGCCTTGAATAGGGTATATGCTGGCAAATTGTTCATAAGGGTGAATTGATAAGTTTCTTTCAAAAAGTCTTCATCTTGGTTTTTGATTGCATACTTAAAAAGCTCTATAGCCTTATATCTTGTCATACCCTTAGAGCTTGGCATCATTATATCGGTAACATGAAATTCCTTATTGTCTTGAAATAATGTCCTTGAGCTAAAAGGTAACGGAGATTTTATTAACGATTTACCAATTCCTAAAACTCTATCCCATCCCTTTTTTCCATAAATATCATCGTCTCTGAATCCAGATGGAGAAACTCCGGTAGTTATCCGAGACATTAACTGTGGTACGGGGGCAAGTTTCCCCCCTACTTTTTTTAGGGTTGCACTTATGGGACTAAATCCAGTGTCATCAAAGAACAGTTCTGGTAGTTCCCTGAATTGCTTCCCCCACCGGATATACCTTTCGCTCCCGTCTTCATACCGTCCGGCGAAAAGATGTGTCTTATGCCCTATTGTATTTCCTTTCATTGTACGATCTATAAATGATCTTTCTATTCCCTCATAATACTGTGGGTATTTTTCTTCATCCCATTTCCTAAAGGTATAATTAAGAATGTTTATTCCAACACCAAAATACAATCCAGCCTTTAACCAGAACTGCGCCCCCATCTTTTTTCTAAGGCCAGCAGTTTCTTTGTGTATCGCCCCTATCCCCGTTGGTGAAAGTGCCTGCCTTACCGTTGAAAGTGTCCAGTCGGGAGATAAGAGACCCCATGTCATAATTTGAAGGGTTTTGGGATCTACCATTAGGGCATCCCAATTTTGTCCCCCGAAAGTGTCATTGATAAATTGAGCTATTTCCTGTTTTTGTTTTGTTACATCTTTTTTTAAATCAATCTTTGGGCACAATGACTCATAAGCATAAATCTTCAATGTATCGTGCAAGTAATTCCATAAAGCCTTATCCCATGTTTCATTAAATGTTCTAATAAATTCAGTTGCCTTGTTAGCAAGGGGGATGTTTTGGGTCTTTCTAGCAAAATCGTTTAAGTGGCGCTGAATCATATTAACAGGGATATCAGCGGTAGCTCCTACCTGTAAACCGTGACTTATAGCATCCCTCGCAATAGGTTCTCTCTCAAAAATATCATATTCACCTTTTACTAAGGCTTTGTATATTTTTACCGGGTTAAAATAAATGTTTGCTGTTTTTGCCAACCCCATTATTGCTGTACCTGTTTCGCCTAAAGCTCCATGATGGAAAAGTGAAAGTGTGAGGTTGGTCTTTTTTAAAACACCATTTGTAGTCTCATATGCCTGAATTGCCGGGTGATCGAACCTGCTGTCAAAGATTACTTTAAGTGGCCTTGCAAGATCAGGATGAACCTTTACTGGAAGTTTCACCATAGTATTCATCTGCTCTTCAATAAGGTTTTTTGCCTGCTTCTCAAAATCAAAATCAATCAACTTAGATAAAACTTCGTCCTGTTTTAATCTATTCAATACATCGGAGGTAGCATTGGGAGCGACCTTAGAGGTCTTGTCGGGCTTGGTAAAGAGGGAAGCAAAGAACTCCGCTATCTGTTCTTCCTTTGATCTCGCATATTCTTCGCCATATTTGCCTGTCTTACCTTCAAAAGACTTGATTCGCTCCTTGTTGATTTCAAACAGTTCTGTTTTATACGAGTCAAGAAAGGTTTGCCCTAACTTCAATACAGAGTCAAGATGATGCCCTATCTCATGCGCGATTGTTTTGTCCGACATGAACCGCTGGAACCTTACTTCCGGTCTTTCGCCCCCCTTATATTCGCCAGCCTTAAAAACAGGTTTTCCAAAAGCCACCGGAGAGATACGCCTTCCTATGGCAACTCCCATATCTATAAGAAGGTTCCCCAGCTCAGGGGATAGCTTTTCTCCCATTTTGCCCTTGCCCGGAATGACTAACCCCCTCCTTAATGCCGGATGGTCTATGTAAATCCATTCTTGCGGAGCCTTGTCTGCTCTTTCGATTAATGAGACACCTTCATATTTCAGATCCTTTAATTGTTCTACAAATTTTGCATTTTCAATCGCCCTATTCGCAACAGCATCATGGATTCTGATAATATCGCCAATATCAAGAACCTTGGGAGTAAGGCCGAACTTTTCAACTCCCTCATTTATTGTGTCAATATATCTTTTCTTCAGGAAACGGTTTTGAGTTGAGAACCAGTTAGTCACTTCTTGTTTTTTAGCTGAGGGAATATCCCATATATGGGTTACATAATTTTCAATCTGCTCGGCAGACATATCGGGGACATTCTCTTTTATTTTCTGCCATCCCTTATCAAAGTGCTGTTTGACCTGTTCCGCAATCGCCGTGAGTTTTACCTTATCTTTGGCAAGGGTTTTCTCAAGGTCGGCCCTTTTCAGTCCTTCCGGTATCAGGGTATCTTCAATAACAAATGGGATTGCCTCTCTCTGAACTCGTGTCGTTTGCTTCTCAATATCATTCACAAATAGATTTGTTTCATAAGCTGATAGATTAAGACTCCCTCTGCGATTCCTTATCATGGCGTGTACTTGGTCTTTTGCCTCTTTCGCATTCTCAATGTTAAGTTGTTGCTCTTTGGTAGCCTTTTGTTTTGCCCTACGCTTTATCTGAGCTTCCGTGAATAAGGGTTCTTTGCGCTCTTCCGGTTTAGTGGGCGTTTCAACTATGTCCGCGAGAGGTTCGGTTGCCTTCGCCACCTTCCCCTCTACTGGTTTCTCCTGTGCCTTGTTCCAGATATCGGTGAGTTGGGATTTGGATTTGATAATATTCTTATCTAATACGGCAATACTTACCCCCAATCCTTTGCCCTCTTTTAATAAAGCGGAGTCGAATCCTTGTTTTCTCAACCCATCAACAATAATCTTGTCATCCATTAATTGCCATAATTCGGATGGTGTCAGGTTTAAATTATTGGGGACTCTTGGATTCACCAAGTCGTTATTTCTGAACCCAAAATACTCATACAAATCAACACCTGCATCTTTAAATATATCTACAGTTCTTTTGGACTTTACATTTTTTGTTAAATCTAACTGTTTCTTTGGATAAATAGAAAAGTCAACGACTTCTGGTTTGCCACCGAATATTTCTGCTCTGTTTCTTGCAAAAACGAAGGCCACTTCCTTGTCTTTTGTAAAAAAGAAGGATGGAGATTCAACTTCTCTTGTACCACCCATACCAATACTTCTTTTGCTGATTGTTTGCTTTAATCCTTCTTTAAGTATTTTCTCCTTAGCCATAGTTCCATGATAAACCTTCTCCTGTGCCTCCACAAACTCCTCTACCGTCTTGTACTTCTTCGCTTCTTCAAGGAGGGACTTTTCTGGCAGACGAGCTTCGGCAAGGTCTTCCTTTGCCCCCTTCGCTTCCACAATCGGCTCAGGAGCGACCATTTCTATCTTGGTAGAGATAGGTATGCCTTCAGGGGAAACAGGGGCTTCTGGGGCCTGTTCTGTTGGCTCAAGGGGCTTTTCTGGTAGTTCCTTGGCGTACTTCTCAATTACCCTCGCCTTGGTTTCCCTAAAATTTATCTCAGACTTTATATTTTCTCTGAGTTCATTAAGGCCCATCCTTCCACCTGGGCTTGACATGCTATATAACATTCCCGTTCCGAAAGACTTTGCAACCTCTCTTTTATCTCCACCCTGCGCCATAGTTTGCGCGCCAAAGACCGTTCCCATAGCAGGCGCACGAAGGTACTGCTTTAACGGAGCCATAGCCTTAAACACTAACCCTAACATCCCTCTTTTTGCAGATTCTACTAACGCTCCCCCTATTTCACTCTTGCCTTCTTTTTCTGCTTCAGCAGCCCCCAAAATACCGGCATAAGGAACATTAAGTAGAAACTCTGCAACTCCAGGTATTGCGCCTCCAACAGCCTCCCCAAAAAGCTCTTCTAAAAATCCAGGTCCGCTCTTGTCGGCCTTTTTCTTCCAATACTCTGTATTATCTTCATAGCTCTTGGCGGCTGCTTCAAAAAAACCACCACTTTTAAATCCTGTCTTCTCTTCTATATAATCAGCTATTGTATCAAGATGAGCGCTGAAGACCCCCATCCCTTCATTGAGTGCTTTCGCTCCGGTTGTACCTACTGCGTGAAAGGGTTGAACAAAGGGATAGATTATATCCGCGAAGTCTTTTTGGGGATTTTGGCCGATAGGCAATACCTTCCCTTCTTCTTCAATGAAGGTCTCAATATCAAAATAGGTCGGGTAATCAAATCCGCCCAAAAACTCTTCACTATCAGATGAAGAATCCCATTTAACCTGTGAAGCATCAATAGGCGGTTCTTTGTCCCAAACTACTTTGCTTTCATCAATCTGCATATTCTGTTTTTCCATCGTCGTATTGAATAACTTTACGCCCGTTATATGTGCCGGTCTTTGTTACTTTACGTTCAGCCTTTTCTCCTGGTTTTAATTGTCCCTTCAGGGCTTCAATTTGTTCCTGAACGGTCATTTTATAGAGCGGTGCAATATCCATGGCCTTTTTCAGTATATTGTTTCCGGTTAATGGTTTCCCAGTCTCTCCCGCCGCTTTTATTTCTTCATCAATGGATATAACTGCTTTCCAGTATGCGGTGGCCTCTGAAGAACTTTCACCAACCAATAACCCCTTACTGGGCATTATCTGACTCTTCAAATAATCCAACGCCCTCTTATACCCGGCATCCGGCTTCTTTAATATATTAATCCAATGCTCGGCCCTTTCAACGGATAAGCCATTTCCCGACAAGGATTTTATCTCCTGTTCTGTCGGAGGATCATCGGAATATATTTGTTGCATAACCTGATTATCGACGGCGGGATCAATAGTTTTAAAGGGGTCTTTTTCACCATCAACGATGGCTTTGTTCCTCTTGTCTAACCTATCGGCTTCACTCCGCTTTTCTTTTTCGTCAAGAGAGGTTGCGTCAATGTCCTGGTATGTCAATTCATTCTTTTTTTCCTTTTCCCACAGTTTCGCCCTGTCCAATTCCCTCTGCTTTTCAACGGTCTCTTTCTGTCTTGCCTCTTCTGCTGTGAAATGCCTGCTGGCCGCTGTTAAGAGTGAGTTTCTTTCAGTGGGCGTGAGTCCTTTTTCCTTCTCGATAAATTCCGTGGCTGATTCTTCGTCTGGCATACCTATCGCCGTCTGCCATGTGGAATCATACTCCACCTTTCTAAGGGCGTTTTGCCTTGCCGTTTCTCCAACATCGGCCTTTAAGATGCCCGCGCTTACAGCTCCTGCCGTACTCTTGTTTATGAAGTCTACATCACCCCGCTTTACTGCGAGTTCGATTTGTTTGTAATAATCGGCCTCCATTGCCGCTATCTCCAACTTTCTTGCATCCCGTCCTATATTGAATCTCTCATCAACAAGGTTCTTATCAACGAATCGCTTAAACGCCGCATGGGAATTTGATTCGGTCATCTTTGACGAAATCTCATTGTAGAGTTCGGCTTGCCTTTTCTCGAATCTTTCTGAATGCGTTTTATAATCAGTATCAAGCCCCAGTTTGAATTGATTGATTCCTTCTTTCCATGTATTCTCGGCATTGGAATATTCAGAAACCTCTCTGGCTTCTCTTAACTTTTGAACAAACTCATTGCCAACCTTAGACATGGCCTGCCCGAATTGCCCCATAGCACCAATGTCCTGCGTCATCGCTTCAGGACTTACTCTGACTCCGGGGACAACCTGCGGTTTTTCTTGTCTTATATACTGAGGAATTTTCATGGCTTCACACCTGGCTTCACCTTTGCACCATAAGCGGACATTGCACTACCCGCTCCTGTTAAAAGACTTGAACCAGCTCCGTAATACCCTGCCCTCTTTGCCGCCGATCCCTTCATCCGGCTTAACGCGGCTTCACTCTGGTAACTCCCCGCTCTTAACTTGCCCTCTCTCTCGATCATTAAAGCGTCTATTTCGCCCTCTGAGGCTGTTTCTTCCATCATTAACAATGGAGAACCCTCAAGAGTAACTCCTGCCTTTCCGTATAATGCTCTTTGCCTTCCAAGAAGTTTTTGAGTCTCTTTTCGCTTCTGCCCGGCTTCGTATTCTGCTGACTGTTTGGCGGAGGCGGCATCTCTTTCAGCTACTGCCGCGTTATACTCACTCCATTGCTGTTGCTCTTTCCCTTGCTGAATCTCAGAATATGCTGACATAGCCGTTCCGGCCACTGAGGCCACCAGTGCTGCTGCTGCTAAGCTCATTGCCTCACCTCACTAAAGCACAAATAAAAGCATCTGTGCCATCTGGATAGAATTTTCTCATCTTGCCTTCTATTTCAAACCCCAAGTGTTTAACAAAGTTAATCGCCGACCCAAAATCAGACCTTACGTGCGCCTGAACTCTGTATAAATTATTGTCCTGTATAATCTTTTCCAGATATTTCGTTACTATTCGATAAGCATCTTTTTTGTGATTTATAACATCCGGGGAAAATATAACCCAGGCTTCACCAACACCTTGCCATAATATTTTTATCCCGCCACATCCGAGTAAAGTTCCCTCGACAAAACCTGAATAACTTGCTCCCGGTGTGTTGTTTTCCTTCGCCCATTTTGCAAAATCCTCGTTATTTTTCATTCCCTTTTCAATGTCTCTAACCGGTAACATCATAGCGTGTTCTGGTTCAAATGGTCTCAATTCAATCATATTCATCCTTCGTAAGTTCGTAATTCAATGATTATAGCAACAACGGTCATCGGCAGTGGAGCGTCATTCACAATTAAAATATCCCCACCTGTATTATACCCTCCGGGGAATGCATTGATGTCTTTGTCGTCTGTAAACAATGGAACCGGAGCATCTGCCGGGTCTGAATCACTCCTGAAATTCACTTCCTCCAAATCATCATCACACGTCCCCATCTTGCATGACATGGTATCCTGGAACCGAACTGTAGCTTTGCTGATTTTCTTGGTTTTCCCCTGTGCCGTTCCTTCGTGGTGCCCTGCCTCAATGTTCATCGGCTTTAGTTTAGATGTATATCCTAACCCGGCATGGGCTTTATTTGCATACCGATCAATCGTGATTTCACCATCCGTAACTGTACAATCAGGTAACTGGCATCCATCAGCAAGAACAGAAACGTCTCTCCCTTCTAAATGGTCTAATCCTGAATATGTTTTCGCCACCTTCTGAGCAGTCCCACCCGAAGTGTAGGCTGTAAAAGCTGTCCCGTCTATGTCATTCCCATCATCGTCATTCAGCGCAAAAGTGTTCGTAGCTGAACTCGCCACAACATAAATATTCTCATTCAACTCTGTCATTCCAGCAACCGAAAGGATTTTGACATGATCTCCATCAGAGAATCCATGAGCGGCGGCAGTAATAACGACAGGCTCTGCGGCAGTAGCCCCTGTGATAGTCACCGAATCCCCGCCATCAAAGGTCAAACCTGAGTCAACAAAGAAACAATCCTTTGTATCATCACCCCAGTCCCAAGGCTTAAAATACTCTACATATCTCCTTACTTCTCCGCCTATCGTTCTTTGGACTACCACCCAATTTTGATCTTCGCTGGTACCCGATATGGTTGCAATACTTTCAAATAAATCCTCACCCCCATAAGTAAAATGCAGGTGCCAGCCAACAACATCTTGTGTTCTTTCATAAGTCATTCCCAATAAATATCCATCAGCCCTAATGCACCATAAAACAGCTTGCGGCTCCTGCTGATACGCCATGTCAATAATTCCACCTGCAGTTATATGCTCGGCCAGAATAGTTAAATCAGGAGCGACATATTTTGTACTGACGGAAGAGGGATCTTCAGACAATTCCCTTATCTTCGTACCGGCCCTTTGAACAAACAGAACAACATCGTTTATAAGAAGGGCCTGGATGTCTTTACTCCCCCATGTCGATTGACGCTTGACTATCACATTGTTTACACTGAGAGGGTCTTCTGTGCTTGATGAACCCATCCTCCATTCACCACCCTTAGTGCCAATTAAAAGTGCGTTCTGCGGCACTATCCATTGGATTTGATTTACCCCTTTAGCGGCTATGGTATAAATGAAAGCATCATCGTCATCTGTTCCGGCAGACATGTTTTCGTAATCTCCAGACTTTGAAGCCCATATAGTCTGCGGATCGTTATTTGTTCTCGCGAAAAAAAGTCTTTGCTCGTAAAACTCCACACATCCAGGATACCCATTAACTGAACACCACATGCCAAGACAGTAATTAACAATAGACGTAGTGTTCGGTAAGTCGTCACCTTCTATGGATGCTGTTACAACCTTAGTAGACGTAAATGCCGTTATCTTTCCCCAATACCACCTTCCCGCCCCAGTTTGCTTCCAATACAGCGCATTGCTGGTAGACTTTCCATCCGCAGGGACAGTTTTAATGCAGATAAAATCTTCGCCATCGTAGGTTACTCGATCATCTACCGCGTATCCTGTTGCGGTAACCCATTCGTCAACACCTACAGACTCAAGTCTGATAAGTCGGTTGACATCGGTAGCTAAGAAAATATCATCAGTGCTGGTAAGAGTTATACTTCCGCTCACGCCAGAAGGAGCGATGGCCGTAGTCTCAAGACTCACATCGAACGGGCCGTCAGTAAAAGGAATAGCCTCAATCGTCCATGCTACATGACTTGTTCGGGTAAGCTTTTGCGGAGCATAGGAGGGGTGTACAATATACATCACATCTGCGGATTGTGTCATTTGAAGTTCTAGCAAATCAGCCTCAAGATACGGCGTTGTGACTTCTACTATCACGTCACTATCGGTTATAATCCCGTTGTCTTTATAAATTCTAAGGTTGAGATCGGTAAATTCTAAAATGTATGCCTGAACTGTTGAGAACTCAAAAGACTCCAATCTTGCAGTGGGGGCAACTCTTCTTACAGATACATCGTCAATCTTGCCGTCAAAGGAAGCGTTTTTCGCAACGGCTACTACGGTAGTCGCTCCGCAGGTAATTCTTTCGGTATAAGTCCCATCTACCGTTCTCGCGGTTCCAGATGTCCCTCCTACTTTAGGGGTGACTGCTCCGGCGGTTCTATCGGAGAGTGTAAAGACAAACTCATAAACTTCGCCCTCGACTAAATCACCGGGATCTTGATAAATATCACTTGCGGTGCCTGCTGCTCCAACGGCTTTTCCACCTGTTATTGTCCATCCGGTTCCCGTTGTCCATGTCCCGGCGGCAAACACTCCATTGGTGACATGATCTCTGCCGATTACCTCGGCAACACAATAAGTCCCCGGTCTGGTAAACGCCGGCCCATGTGGACGAGTAATCATGTTCTCAAGAGTCTCACAGGCATTATAATACTTTGAGAGATCGACCCTGCCTCCCAGAGCCGGGGAAAAAATGCCCGCAGAAAAGTTAGTTAGAATAGTTGTAGTCATATCAATACCTTGAGTCAAGCCATGTCGATGTATCGAGAACTTCCACTGTCCCTTCCTGCGCATCTGCTGTTCTGGCCGCACTCAGGATCAGATTGAACTCTTCCGCTAACTGTTCTTTCAGGGTTTTTGACTGCACAATAGGATAAGCCAGCTTCGTTGCTATCCGGGTCGCAATAGCCTCAACCAACAGAGAGTCAAATTTTGTAGGGTCTGTTATGCGTTTGATATACAGGATATTGCATGTCCCTTCGTTGGTAAGTAACATTCTCCCCTCAATCTTAAACTCATAATCGAGATATTGCATCTGGAGAACCTTCAGACAATACGGAGCTGATGGGAGTGGATATTGATACGCATACCCGAAATCAGGGGCAGCGGCGAGGGCTGAAAGAGAAGCCCTGTGTATCGCGCAATTCCACGGGTGCATCCTGAGAACTTCATCAACGGTAGATTCGTAAAATTCATTACATAAGATTGAGTTCTTAGTGCCGTCTGTTAGCGAAGATATCCTATTAGCACCAACCTTAGATAGTGCTGTATTACATATTTTTGTTACCGATATAGCCATTTTACCACCAATGGTGGCGAGGAGCCGAAGCCCCCCGCCGTGTTAAGGGTTTAAGGATTTAGGGTCAGGAACACAAAACCACTATCAGTTGTATCAGTAGACCAGCCAGTGTTACCGATAAACTCGTCAATAAGATTGATGCCATCCGCAGCCGTACCCTTCTGAGGAGCTACAGAACCAGCCGCCGAAACATCTCTTACCACCTGATTCCCAACCGCCAAGGCCGTCTTGACCAAAACATTACTCATACCCCACGTTTGACACCAGAAATAGTATGACGCTGTAACAGCCACGGGAGCAACCCCGATTATAATACCAGTAGCCGTGGTTACCGGAGCCTGGATCGCGCCATCGTAAACATTCTTTACAATGGTTATTCTTGAAGAAGTGGTAATTGCCACTTTCACCGTTTCAGCGAGAGTGAATACCAGCGCACCTGCCGCTCCGCCTGTATGGGATTTGATATCGTACATGCTACCCATAGCCGCATCACCGTCCGTCACAGCCAGCAGACCATCTGCAAAATGGTTAGCAGCAAGAGTATCAGTTACGGTAGTAACGCTCACACTCTCAGCTCCAACAGCCGCAGCAGAAGGGGTAAGGTCATGTTGGTAAGTTGTAGTACCGCCATTTGCTGCAGACTGAAGCAAATTGCCAGCCACTAGAGCAACAGCCCCAGCCTTAGCATAGTGGTATGTTCTACCATTCTTCTGATACCGAGTACCAAGAGGGAAATTCTTGACAGCACTTATGTCATAAATTCCCTGAGTAGGCTCCCCAGTTAATCCTTCATAAAAATTGTCCATTTTCAAACCTCCAAAGTTATTTTATAATTGTCAATCCTCCTGGCAGATGACTTCGACAACCTTCGCCTCTTCCATACGAGTCGCACCAATGGCCATCGAATAATAGACCTGAGTCGAATAGTTCTTATCCGCTCTTTGTTCGATTTTGCCTATTGGGTTCTGCCCTACCGCAAGAAGAACACCATCCTGTGCCCATGCAAAACAGCTCCTGTCACCAGAACCACCACCAGTAGTAGTCCTGTCCAAAGGCAACCTTTCCGAACGGATAAACTTGAATCCGAGGAAAGTATCAATCTGCCCCTGTACAAGGGCCTTTACGGTAACGTAATCCGCACTGGTAAGCTCCTCGATGTCGAGTAGGTCTGTAAGCACGTTGGCACTACAGGTGAAATAACGGGGAATGGACTCATCAACTTCAGCGGCATCCAACATTTCCTTTGCCTCAAGCAATTTCGCCAAGGTTAAGGTTCCGCTAATGTCTATCTGCTGTGACGAAGGGAACGTAGTGGACGTGCCACCCTCTTCGCCGGTGTACGCCGTTGATGTGAATGCCTCGATAATGGCATCATCCATCGCCCTGGTCATGGCAAAGGCGGCATTCTGCGCATAAGAGGACTGGGGATCAATCAACATCCTGACCTTGTCAAGATCGTCAATCAAATCCGCCCAGTCGTAATCCACCAATGCTACCCGGCGCCTCGAATGAGGAGTTGAGATAAGCGGCGTATCTCCATGCCGTTCTGTCCTCTTACGGGCAGTGGTTGCGCCAATCTGATCGTAAAAGGCCTGCTTCCCGACTTGCGACTCTTCACGAGACGCACTGCGGAATCTGGCCCCTTTCTGCTGGCTTAGCAACTGCACATTGCCCGAATATTGCTTCACAAAAGCTGTGGTAATTTCTACACTCATTTTATAACCTCCTGAAATAATTTTTAGTATTTCGGAAAGCTACCCCTGACGGGACTTTGCCTGCATTTAACGTCTGTGTAGACGGCCTGCTTTCGGCGTGCGTTAGGACTCAAATGAGCTACCCTTTAAACTCTACTCTGTCACTTCTGACAAATGTCTTATAATTGAATGTCTTTTCCTTTCCACCAACGGATACTTTGACCCGCTTCCCTTGAACTGAAGGATCAAAGTAAACATGGGTCTTGTTAATCCTGCAAAATACCGTAGGGCCATGTGCATCGGAGGATTCAGCAAAGCTCGCCATATCCTTATGGAACCCCGGCCCTACAGATATCTTGTTCGGTGCTTCCGATAGTTTACTCACCATCTTAGAAAAAGTATCGGTTATCACTTCTCTTCCTCTGGATATATTTGCTTATAAAGGTTCTGCATTGCACTAACCGCTGCGGCGTGATCGGGATGCTTCTTGTCATGATATGGATGTTTCGGATCACCAAGAATCTTGTTGATCTCTCCCTGAACCTCTGTAGGTGTGTTGATCTGATTTACCCCTTTCAGTCTATCTTCTGAGATAGCGGCTCCTATGGTAGCGAAGAGTTTTATCATTCGAGGATCATTTCCCATCCCCTCATCCAATGCCTTTACGTCATCTTCTCCTGCAAACGCCTTAACAGCCGTTCTAGCCAGTTCAAGTTTCTGGTCATAGGCAGCACCCCATTCTTTCTTTAAGGCCGCTACAGCACCGTCATAGGCTTCCTGTGTTACCCTTTGATTCTCGGTATAAATGTCTTTCGTTATTCCATTATACCAGTCATACAGGTCTTTGGTCTGTTTCGGTAGAAGTCCGGTCTTGTGTGCGACCTCTTGAAATGCCAGAACGGACGCATCATCCCACGGCATACCTTCAGGGAGTTCAGGTTTTGCCAGTGCGTAACCTTCACTTTTTTCCGGCCTGCCTAGCTTGTCGAATATCTTGCCCCAGTCTTCATCAGTGGATTCTTTGCCCGGAACAATGATCTTGTCTGCTCCAATCATCTTCTGACCCGATACTAACATCTTCGCCATCGAGGGGAAGTCAGGAATACTTTTCAGTGTAGCGTCTTCCCTTAACTCCTCCGGTAATGACTCCATCCATGTTTCTGAAAAACTTCCATCGTCGTTGATTATGGCCTGCCCGAGTTCGGAACCACTCTCTTCACTCATCTTCTTGTACCTCCTGTCGTTTAGTTTCTAAATCTGCATTCACAAATTTGTTTATCCTCAAAAAAACGTTGCGCATCCCAAGCGAAAAAGCTGTCGCATCGCTTTCACCCCTTATAAAACAAGGCTGGTTGTATCCACAAAAGTTCTCTAAATCTTTCAGGACAGCCTGACCGGTTTCCGAACTAAATGTTGCCTTATAGTTTATCAGTAATTGTTTCACATCGCCCCCAATGGGCTGTTTGGCTCGATACCTTTCCCAAGTTTAGGAACTGCATCTGCTATCTGACTTCCACCCTCTAACATCTGTTGCTGCTGCTGCTGTTGCGCCCTTCCTTCCCTGATAGCATCTATGTCTTCTTGTTTTCGCATCCAGTCCGCAGGAAGTCCAAGCCTTTCACTAATACCCCTGACAGCCTTATCTTCATCAAAATTGTCCATCACTGTCGGATTAAGCGTCACAAAAGGCTCTATATAGCCCATAGTGTCTCTCATGGCCTTCACTTCCATTAACCGCATTGCGATTGCTAATTTTCCCAGATATTCAATCTCATACTCTTCTATTCCCTCCGGTACAGGGGGAAGCTTCCCGGCTCTCGATAGAATACCCAATGTTCTATCTATCAGCGGATTAAACAACTCACTCTGAAGCCTTCCAAGCATCGGGCCAAGCAATAACAGCTTCTCTTCAACTCGCTCCAGAACCTCCGTAGCTGTCATGTTCTTCTTATCGGCCAATAAGAGAAACAAATCTACAAAGAACGCCCTGTTGATTGACTCACGCCTCTTGTCTTCCATCTCTAAACCTAACCCGATGTTGGCGTTGGTATTAAGAGGGTCAATCCGATCTTGTGTCCCGGCCCTGTAATACATCAACCCGCCCGGAACGGTCTTGAATGGAGATATAAAACCATCATCAGGAACCTGCAACGGGGGATCAACTACCTTTTCAGCCGCTTTGAGTGTGGTCTTTACCATCTTGTTCAGAAGCTTGATCTCCGGTAGCATCTTCATTCCAGGGGAACGCCCGTAAATCTCGTCAGACCCTTTCCCCAATCTTGTCACCATAAAAGGCTTCTCAGGATATCCGCCCTCCTCGATTACCTTTTTATCCTTAACGGCAATATAAATAGACGCAAAGGGCATATTCTCCTTGTCTCTCTTGGTGTCGTCCCTGTCATTACGGGGATAAATCGCATGAACAAAATCAAAGGGGTCTTCCTTTTTGTCTTTGTACGCCTTCTGAATGGACTTTCCTACATTATCAATGCTCCATTCCTGAACCGCCTGACGTGGGGTATATTGAAACTTACGGTAAATCGTATCAACTAATCCCTTCGAATCTTCTAATATATAGTAATTCTTGATATTGAATTCCCTGAAATTCAAGGAAGGACTGCCAACCCCGCCTTGCTCTTCAAACAGACACGCAGTCCCTATGCTCCCCAGCTTCTTGAAATACTCGTGAATCATCTGACCATAATTGGACATGGCCAGCTCTTCAAGTAGAATCCTTGACGCTTCTCCAAACCATTGCGCCTCTTGGCTTTCAGGATTCTTGTCTTTTAAAAGAAACCACCTGCCATTGCACAAATGACCAAACATCCCGGACGCAAACACATCATTGGCATCAATAGCGGTACAGTCAAATACCTTCTCCATCCGCTTGCCGCCCTTGGTGTTTGTCGTGGAAATCCCCGTGTATTGAGGAGCTACATATTCAGCGACCTCTTCCCAGTGTGACTCCCACTGACTACGCCCTGACTTCATCTCGTCCAGCCGCTTGAGTATCTCTTCAACTTGTTTCTGCATAATTATTCCCCAAGCAGGCTCTTGCGGCCCACCTCTGCCTCACCCTCTGCGCCCTGACCACCCGTAAGAATGGTTGACCTCCGACCCCTCATCTTACGAATACGCTCTGCCTCTGCCTTCCTTCTCGCAGCTACTTCCGCCGTGTCGGATGTTGGCATCGGTGGTGCTGGGGTTACTGCGGGTGGTGAACTACTGCCTCCAAAAAAACTCATATCATCCTCCTAACATCGCATATTCTGATTCAGCTACCATCTGGCGTGGCCCCTGTCTTACGTTCCGGGGTGCGGATAGCCTGAACTCCGGGTCTGTTATCCTCGCCAGACAGTCCAGCATGTCATCATGAGCCGCAAACGGGAAGGACTTGAACTCCTCCGTTACAAAACTCTTGACAACATCCTCTTGTATTCCCTCATAATTGACATGCACCGCACGGTCCGGTAGATATATCCGGTGATCCTCAAACAGAGGAATCAGTCCATTGATCCGATCTACCTTGGATATCTGCCCGCCAAGCGGAGTAATCACAAAACGATAGTTCTCTTTCCGCATTGCAGTCTCAAAATACTCAATGTCTGCCTGCATGCCATACTTCTCATATCCCACCTTGATCGGCCTGTACTGCCTGTGTAGACTCATGAGAAGATTCCCTCGCTCTGTTAATGACAGTCTATCCCTAATAATATCAATAATATAATAGTTGTTGTCCTCTCCCATGCCAATAACAAAAGCTGCTGTATAGTCAGACCGTTTCTTTTTCTCGTTCGCTGGATCGATGATAAGGTAAACATTGAGGTGGTTGTAGTGCAGTGCACCCCAGAATCGCAAATCCTCTTCCCGGAAGCCCTGTATCGAGTTGGCTTTGGGGTCTTGGAGCATCTGAGTTGCAAACGTAAACGTGCCCATCTCCCGGCGCTTGTCGGCTAGTATAGCCTCATCGAAAAAGACAGACTTGCCTCCAGTCGTCCCATCATCAGTCGCCGGATAGATACGCGGAATAGCAGCTCCTCTCTCCATTATCAGATGATAAGTGTCGTTATAGTGATACCTAGTCCCTATATGACGGGTCCGACCACCGATAGAAGTCAGGTTACGGGACAGCTCCCATGCGCCATTGATCTTAGAAATCATCTCCGGGGTGGTGACTGACTCTCTTGTGACTACATCATCGTAGACCATGAGTCCGAAATGCCTGCCCGTTGGCTGTCCATCTACCAAACCCCATGCTTCAACCGTGCTTTCCTTCGGGTTTCCCTTGCGCTTGACGATTATCCCGTCATCCTCCGACCATTTTGGCGATTCCTTGCCCGGTGACTGATAGAGGATCTCCGGGAACAGGGCCTTGAGCTTTGCGTTGTCCTCCAGCTCCCTCTTGATCTGTCTCAGAAACGCCTTCGCAATCGGCCTTGTAGCGGAGAATATCCCGACTGTAAGCTCAGGATTATTGAGAATGTCCTGGATTGTGAGCGCATAAGTAAGAATTGTAGACTTATATCCCTCTCTGAACCACAAATCTATATACCCATCAGGATTAGCTTGCACTTCCCTGCACCTATCATACAACCAGTCGCGATCAATGTCCTTGCGCCCCAGGATGTAGAGAAGGAAAAAGAAAAGGTCACGCTTGGCCAGCTCACGCATCACGCCCCGCGTCTCGCCCTTTACCTGGGCCTTGTGCAGTAGACTCTTATATCGCTGATGTGTCTCGTTACGCGTCATCCCTGGCCCTCATAAGTACATACTCCGCAACACTCCTTAGATCAGTCGGGATTAGCCTGCCCTTGCTTATATCGTTGCGCACTGTGCCCACTGCCCTGCCTGCTACCCTGGCAATGTCCTGGACGGTGTAGTAGTGCCTCGCATACCCTCGACCGCCCCGATATTGGTTATCTCTGAGCCGCTGAGTTGCCTCCTCTTTACTCTCATTCCGCCCGAATTGCGCCATTAATTATACTAGCCTCTGTATCAAACTCATCTAAACATCATCAAATCGCCTATACAATCATGCCAACCACATCAATATAATCGATTCTGGGGCATCCTCGTGAGCCGTTTTTCATCAGTCGTGTGTCTTTCCAACGATATCATCCACTAAAGCAGTCAATTCGCCGGAAACAGTAACGTCAACGCCGTCGGGGAAACGAACAGACTGCTCCGTCTGATCCCGCCATTTGTGCTTATTTTTCAGAGTCATAGCTGCAATCCCGGGGTACATTTTTTTGCTCTGCATCACGCGGGACTCAAGGATACCGTCAATTTCTTTTTTTAAATCTCCCAAAATACTTGGGAATTTATCGTCCCTTAGATACTGATACGTCGATATCGGCACTCCTAGTGCATCCTTACACCTGATCATCAGCATAGTATCTGTAAGTATCGTCTCATCAGCTACGAGGATATCTCTGGCTTGCTCAAATAGTGCTACCGTTATATCCTCAGTGTACTTCTCTGCGTTTTTGAGCCCCGCTGAAAAATTATTGCCCTTAGGAGCTGACATTGCGTATCCTCCTGTATCTCTCTATACTCTCATCTCTTGCTCTCGCGTACTCGCTACTTATACCACTATGGTCTGGCTGTATCCATCCTCTAGGATCCACGCCAAAAGTGCGCTCTAGTATAGGTGGGGACACTGCACGGCGATTAGTGAGGTTTTCCGGGTTGTCGCATCCGTGACCTCGGGTATATGTTGGCTGTGAGTTGGTCCCCATATCTTCTTTCCTTAATCTGCTTGCCATGTGCTTTACTTGAATTGCTGTCCTGCCGGACTTAATTTGTTTTATCCCTCTGTTGTTGTGGTGTCTCCGTGTTTTCAAATCCGTCTCCGCCTCATCCAGCTATCAGGGATTTGCTGGCCTGTGTACCACCAGTCATCACCGGCCCATATTATGGCCATACATCTGGGGGTTTGTCGTTTTGCGCCCATAGATAATTAGTATCATCCCCATAATGGGATTATCTCAGACATGCACTTTATTGTCAAGATAATTTTATTTTCACAACTTTTTTCAAACTATTTTTGCTTTTCACCTGTTTTCAATAACTTACAAGTGCATTTTTTTCTTGACAAACCCAACCGCTTGAGTTATATTTTAATCAACAAAGGGGAGGTAAGGGAAAATGAAAAAAGAAATCACATGGACACTAAGCACGGGCAAAGAAGCAAGGGTAACGGTAGAGCTAGTCGCAAGCGAGACTATAAACGCAGACGGAATCAAAGTCGCAGTCAAATGCTGCAAGATGGAAATTATGGCAAGAGTCGAAGGAGTCGGAATCGTCGGAAGCGGTCGCCCCCAGAAAGCGCAAACAGCCGCCGCAAGAA